CAGCATGTAGTTGCTCTTGTTGATGGGTGCTGTGCAGTATGTAACTGCGCGGGCTTGTGTGTCACCGCAGGCTAGGCACGTAGTGTAGCCCAAGCGGAACCGCTCGACACTGAACGGGTCGTAGCACTGGGTGCACAGCACTTGTGTTTTTACTTCGCCCATGATGCCACCCCCATCTCATCTTCGATAAGCATCTCTACAAAGATTGCTTCGATAGACAGGCAATCAAGGTCGTCTTCGATAACGTCAGTTACATCGTCGTATTGCATGAACTCCATCATGACTTGGTTCCTTCTTGGTTGTGCAGCGATAGCTGCGTCTCTGCATTGAACAGCATCAGTCGTAGACGCTGCTTCTTCATACGGTCGGTGGCCTTGGCCTCCCGATTACGTAACTGGGTGACTGCAACGGTCCACGCTTTGTGCGCGCCGTAACACTGGGTTAGCTCTTCCATGTCGGTAACCGAGGTTACATCGAAATAGTGTGGTTTGACTGGCTTCATTGTCTTGGTCCTTTTGCCGCTGTTTTTTCTTTTTAATGTAGCACAATAAGTAGCTCAGGTCAAGGGGTTTGGGTCTGCGTGGGGATGGGCTTGCAAAGTTGGCTTTGTTTAAAGTTATAAAACCCTCATTTGTTTTCTAACTTTTGGGGTGCTACGGGAGAGGCGCGGAAGTGTGGGGTTTTTTGGGGGTAGTAGTATAGTATAGTTTTAAAGTTAATAAGTTATATAGAAAATAGAGAGCCCCGCCCTTTTTGCCTTTTGCATATGCAGGGCAAGCGACTCGAACAGCGACTGCTCAAAAATCAAAATCCCGCCTCACACACCAATAACTTTCCAACTTCCCACAATACCAGCTCTCAGGCCGGTTTGCGAGATTCGTTTTCTTACATTACAAATAACTTTAGGTTATTTCGTTTACTTTGCATTATATGCTTGCGTAGTGCGATTTAGGACGTTAGGTTGAGTTCAACCTAACGGGTCGGTAACCACGGTTACAAACACACGCGCTCCCTTATCTACTATCCTAATTAGGATAACCTCGGTTACTTCGCTATGGGTACGCGCAAACCAATCGGTAGGTAACCATGGTTACGCTCTTACACACGCGCTCTAATATCAACTATCACTCACGCGCCATGTAGCTACGCACACACGCGCTAATATCAACTATCATTTCGCGGGCACAAAAAAACCCCGCTGACCGAAGCCAGCGGGGCGATGCTTAATCGTGATAGGGTTCGTTGATGCTGGTATAAGCCAGATTATCTATTAGGCTATGCATCCGTTTCACCATGACGTTTATTTTGTCGTGCTCTTTCATGATGAAGGCGACTAGGTGAGGGTTCGTTTCCGTCATGGCGACTTGTGCCAATTGGTAAACAGCGTCCTCAAATTGATGTGCGGAGTTTGTAGTGTTGCGGAAAGCCGCTGCGATTTCTGATGTAGTTTTCATGGTAATGATTGTCTTTCTAGAAAATGGGGGCCGCATTGCTACGGCCCCCTAGGTGCTTAGTACTTGGTGATATCTTCCTTGAAAAACTTGACTAGGCCTTCACCTATCCAAGTATTGCAATCTGCCTCAAGGTCAGTCTGACGTTCCTCTTTCATGCCTTTCTTGTATAGGGACAAGAGGCCAGCATGAAACGCCTTATCCAACGGCTTAGCGATACGTTCAACGCTAGTGCCTTCCCGTAACGCCTTGGATATTTTCTTGGCGCGATGCCATGGCATATTCTGGCCTTCCGTTCCCCATTTGGCGGCGTACTCTGAAGCGCAAAGCTTTCGTTCCGTTTCAATGGCATTGAAATGCGCCTTCTCGTTATCGGTGCGACTATTAGCAGAGGTGAACGTATACCAGTCCGCGCCCCATTTACCGATTAACGCATGGGCGTAAACCCGCGCCGACGATACGGCCTCACCAGACTTAGCTACGACACTAGCCCGCGCCTTGTCGATATCCAACACAAGAGGCGATGCCTTAGCCTTAGCGGTAAGCTTAGCGTTAATGTTCCGCATTACTTCAATGCGCGTTGGCTGCTTGCGCTTGGCTGTATTAGGTGACTTCAACATAATCATATTCCTTACTTAACCGAGGCGTTCTTGCCTCGCCTTTGGTTATACTTAACGTAGCACATTTAACGCAAGCTTTATCGTAACCCACTGATATATAAGGGAAAAACAGGGGGTGTGGGTGTATAACCTTGGTTACTTGCGCGACCCACAGTACCCCGACCCCCCAAATGGGTGATTGTGACTCCGCCGCTGGCTAGTATTACTATTCTGCTCAGTCAGTGACGTAATCTCAGAAACACCCCCCGGGATCGAAACCACAAACAGACCCCCCACCCCCTATTTTTCCAGCCACCGGTTTCCCGGCATCAAATACACACCGACCCCCCGTCAATGGTACCTTGTATTATTCCTGTAACTTCCGTGCTATACGCACCGCCCATGCCTTTCAACGACCCGATAAAGCAGAGGGCGGCGAGCCGCAGGCACTATGAGAAGAACCGCGACAGGGTCATTGCCAGCGCAAAGAAGTACAGCAAGTTAACCCGAGACCGCATACGCGCATTTATAACCACGCACCTCAAGGCCAACCCATGCGTAGACTGTGGGGAAACGGACGCCATTGTGCTTGAATTTGACCACCTCAAAGATAAAGACTTCAATATATCAGACGCTGCACGCAAGGGTGTCAGCATAAAAAAGCTAAAGGACGAGATCGCTAAGTGCGAGGTGCGCTGCTCTAATTGCCACCGCAGGAAGACTTACGAACGTAGTGGTTTAACACATAAAGATTAGTTTATATGTTTTTTGACTTTTCTTTTGCTAGCTAGTTGCGTACAGGTGCCGCTTCACTGCTTCCCTCAAACCGGATGCTGCACCACATGCCTATAGTAAAAATAGAACCAAGCACGGAGTATCCAGTGCCGTTCGACCTGTCCGACGAGGACTTTGACAACTTTGCAGATAAGCTAGCTTCTATAGGTAATACGGCAGAGTTGCTTGAGCAACTAGGTGCCCCGGTCGAGTCTTCCAAAGAAAACCTTGAAGAAGAAGTGGCATTACTTGACGCTGCCATCGACAACCAAAAAATAACCCCATTAAAATCTAGCCTGCCTGCTGCCCTTGGCGCTGCGGCTTTCCTACGTGCTTATGGTCAGGGGCGTGCACTAGACGTAGACCAAGTGCGCACTGCGCTTACTAACAAGTTGCTTGAGATAGCTGACTGCGGGGACATTAAGTTCGAGTTAAAAGCAATCGAGCTGCTTGGTAAGCACAGCGACGTCGGGTTGTTCACAGAGCGCAGCGAGATAAACGTCAACTACAACTCGCCTGAAGGTCTTGAGAAAGCCATTACGGACCGTGTCAAGCGCCTGCTGAATGCAGACGTTATAGATATGAAGCCACTGGGCATGGACCTCGACGAAGAGCTAGGCATCCTCGATGCGGACTTTGAAGATATACTGGAAGGGGAGGAACCAAACCCCGAATGATATCACTCAAAGATATACCCAAGATACTACCCAGACTTTCACCAGCTGAGCAAGAACAGTTGCTGGCAGAGCTTGAGAAGCTTGAGAAGCTAAAGGCTCGTGACCTAGCGCGCAAGCGGTTCATAAAGTTTGTAGAAGCTGTTTGGCCGTCATTCATAGGAGGTAGACATCATGCAAAAATGGCAGATGCCTTCGAACGCGTTGCTCGTGGTGAGCTCAAACGGCTCATTATTAATATGCCACCGCGACACACGAAGTCGGAGTTCGCCTCTTACCTGCTCCCTGCATGGTTCCTCGGGCTTAACCCCAGTAAAAAGATTATCCAATGTTCCCATACGGGTGAGCTTGCGGTAGGCTTTGGCCGTAAGGTTCGTAACCTTGTTGACACAGAAGTATACCATGAAACGTTTCCAGACCTAAAACTAGCGGCAGACTCAAAAGCTGCTGGTCGGTGGAATACGTCGAAAGGGGGTGATTACTTCGCTATCGGTGTGGGTGGTGCGGTTACCGGTAAAGGTGCCGACGTGCTCATCATTGATGACCCGCACTCAGAACAAGAAGCTGCTATCGCGGAAATAAACCCCGACATCTACGACAAGACTTACGAGTGGTATACATCTGGCCCTCGTCAGCGTCTGCAGCCGGGTGGTGCCATCGTAGTTGTGATGACGCGTTGGTCAAAGCGCGACCTGACTGGGCAGATACTTAAAGATGCGCTGGCTAACGACAGCCTAGACGAGTGGGAAGTTATTGAGTTTCCTGCCATTCTACCTAGTGGCAACCCGCTGTGGCCAGAGTTCTGGGACTTAGAAGAGCTTGAGAAGGTAAAACGCGACGTTCCTAATAGTAAGTGGATGGCGCAGTACCAGCAGAACCCAGTGTCCGAGTCTGCGGCCATCGTCAAAAGAGAGTGGTGGAAGGAGTGGGAAAGCGACATACCACCCACATGCGACTTTATCCTACAGTCTTGGGATACGGCGTTCGAGAAGACCAGCCGAGCAGATTACTCTGCATGCACTACTTGGGGTGTATTCTACCGCCCCGACGCAACGGGGTTAGAGCAAGCTAACATCATACTATTAAACGCATTTCGTGACCGCATGGAGTTCCCAGAGCTAAAGCAGTGCGCCATTGAGGAGTACAGAGATTGGGAACCAGACAGCGTGATAATCGAGAAAAAGGCTTCCGGTGCGCCTTTGATATACGAGATGCGAGCCATGGGGATACCGGTACAAGAGTTTACACCTACACGGGGCAACGACAAAATCTCCCGATTGAATGCTGTAGCAGACATCTTTGCGTCTGGACGGGTATGGGCACCTGCCTCTCGGTGGGCAGAAGAAGTGATTGATGAAGTAGCTGAGTTCCCGGCTGGCCGGAACGATGACTATGTCGATACTGTATCTATGGCGTTGCACAGGTTTAGGCGTGGTGGCTACGTGACTACTAACCTAGACGAGCCAGAAGATATCGTGTACTTTAAGTCTAGACGCAATCAGGGATATTACTAATGGGTGGGCTTGTTGATCTGTATAACCGTGCAACTGGCGCTATTTCGCAGGCGACGGATGACTATATCTTAGACCCTATCCGTAAGGGTATAGGGGTGTATAGCCCTAAATACGGCCCTACAGAGCTTCCTGACCAGTATATGGACAACACTTACGAGGCCGAAGATAAGGCCCCGTTGGAAGGGTTTCGGCGTTCGACCTTACCAAAATCACTACCACAGCGCATTCCTGTATACCGCGCAGACGAACGTCGTGGGGGCCTTGAGACACTGCCGCAGGCCCGGTTCGATGCTGGGTCACCGTTAAAGTCGGATGTACGCTATTGGCATACAGATTTAAAAGGTAAGTCGCGCACAGCAGCACCAGAATTTAAACAGATGTACGCCTTTGCGCGACTATCTGGGGCGGCTCAAAAACTAGGTTTACCGTCTGTAGGTCCGCAGCAGTTTGCTGCGATGGTGTTAAAGGAAGGACGCCCAGACGCTGGGTTTAATACGTTTACACCCCAAGCTAAACCGGATTTAGATTTTCGTGCGAGGATAGATCAATACAATATACCTGAATGGCAGAAAAACTATTTAGGTATGCTTAACTATGCCCAGCGTATAGCCGCTAAAAGGAACGTACCGTTTGAAGCAGTATGGAATGGTTTAGGGCGTAGTTTGGACTCAGGTAAAACAGGCTTTGACTACGCCAAAGCTATGAAAGCACACCAAGACGCTGCCCTACACCCAAAGAATAAAGAATTTATGGGCTTTATTAGCAGTGCCTTTCGGGATGGGGCAAAATTTGGCTTACCTACGGTAAAAGAAAAATCGCGGGACACAGACCCCCAACTTGAATCTGACCCTAAATATAAGTACCATACTCCTGAGGGAAGAAGCAAACCCCACGGCATAAACACGCTATTTAAGGCATCTGGCGGCATCATAATCGACGACGGTAATCCGGCGAAACAAAGAAAGTTAATATAATGGACATCGACAAGTCGCTTAACCAAGCTCCTTTGGGCTTAGATTTTGAAATAGCCGAAATGGACGAAGGTCCTGATATTGAGATTGAAATAGAAGGCGACGTCGAGGTCGAGATTGAAGACGACGAAGAAACCGATTTTGATGACAACTTGGCTGAAGACTTGGATGAAGGCGTGCTTACTGAGCTTGCTGGTGACTTGTTGGGCGAGTTTGACGAAGATATTAGTAGTCGTAAGGACTGGATACAGACATACGTAGATGGCCTTGAGCTACTAGGTATGAAGGTAGAAGACCGGACAGAACCTTGGCCCGGTGCATGTGGTGTACATCACCCGCTGTTGGCCGAAGCCGTAGTTA